GCAAATTACCGACGCGGATAATTCAAGTTTAACCGTGTTTGCTGATTCAAATCTCATTGTCCCTTTTCTTACTAATGACCTGGTTGACGATTCCCGTAAAATGGCTGATGCCTTAAATTTACTTGAACAGCAAAACAAGTTTATCGCAAACTCAAACAAGTTAAATAAGTCATTAACCAACGGGAAAATACAAGGCTCATTTGATTACTTGCAAGAACAATTTAAAAGGTTTTGGACGGGTAATTATCAAGCTATTGCCAACGGGACAAAGGTTGTGGCAGGGGCTGAAATATTTGTAAATCAAGCGGGAAGCCTGAGGATTAAAATTGGTGAATCTTTAAATAAACCTTTAGTTATAATATCTGATACTTATGGGTATATTTTAAATTATCCAAATCAAGGGGAAAGAATGGTAATATATTTAACAAAGGCAAATGTTTTTAAAGACTTTGATAATAAATTAATTCTTAGAAAAGCAAAGCAATGAAAGCAACTTTAATAAACTTTTTGCACCTTGGATGGGAGAAAATAACATACGCTATTTGTTGCGGCTGGATATTTTCCTTCTTTGTTCCGATTAAAGGATTCCTGATTTTTACAATTTTCGTTGTTTTTGCCGACATGGCGACGGGAATACTTGCGGCAAAGAAAGAGCAACAAAAGATAAATAGCAAAGGTCTTTATCGTACAATGGAAAAGATAGTAGTGTATTTTTGTGGCATTCTGATTTTTGAGGGTGCAAGAAATACTTTTTCCCTTCCGTTCAACATAACGTACATGGCAGCGTTTTTAATTGCAACGGTGGAGCTTTATTCTATTTCGGAAAATATTAAACGCATAACAGGCGTAAACCTTGGCGTTTTAATCACACGTTTTTTTAATCGTTAAAATAAATAATATGCAGACTAATTTAAAAGAAGCATTGAAAAATGCAGATGGAATAAAGTCACCAATGGGTGATGTGGCTTGTTACTCAATGAACTTTGCGGAGCTGGCAAGTGAAATAAACGTTCATCTTGAGGGCAACAAAGTTAAATTCACCTGGCGCGAATATATCCAACTTGCTCAAATCATTTGGGACAAAATAAAGGAGACATCCAGGGAATGCGCTGGAAAGGAAATTGAGGTAAAATTGCCAGCAAAATTATCAATCGTAGGTGCGGCTTTCGCATTGATTGGATTCAAATTATAGGCGCAGACGATTCGCTACCTTATGCGGCTTACAGGGCGGTGCATTGACTTGCATCGCCCTTAAAAATATTAAAATATGAAAGCATCTAAATTTTGTGTTTTCCTTGACGCGGGACATGGAGGAATTGACTCAAAGAAAAAGTTACCTTACAATTATACGACTTACCCGTCAAAGTGCGCTCAGCATAATAACGCAAAATTCCACGGTTACGGGTGGTTCTTTGAAGGCGTGTTCAACCGCGACGTTGCGGCAAAGATTGAGCAGTATTTAATTGACTGGGGCTTTTCCGTGGTACGCGTTTACGATCCTGTCTTGGATATTTCATTGACTAAGCGCGTGGCGAAGGCAAATATTAACGCTCAAAATTACGAAGATTCGTTGTACCTCAGCATTCACGGTAATGCGGCAACGTCACCCAACGCAAGGGGTTTTGAGGTGTTTACGAGCAAAGGTAAAACAAGGTCGGACATTTACGCGGAGTTTCTTTTCAAAGAGGTTCAGGAGGCATTCCCTAAATGGGTGTATCGCATGGATACAACGGACGGCGACAAGGATAAAGAAGAAAGCTTCTTTGTTATTACTCAAACCAATATGCCAGCGGTGCTCAGTGAAAACGGCTTCTTTACAAATTACCACGATGCTTTAATGATGTTTGACCCTGTGTTCCAAAACACGTTGGCTTTGTCTCATGCAAGGGCGGTCGTGGATTACGCGAAAACGCAAGGGGTAATCTTTTAAATAAAAAAAGGGCTGGTTCAAATGCCAGCCCCGATATACACATCAACAATTTAACAAATGATAATCAATCAATTATAAGTTTTATTAGCTTTGCGGCTGATTCTTTCAGAATATCGGTTTCCTTTGAATGATAAAGTTGGTAACAAATGCTTACCATTCGTTCCTTATTCATTGATTGATAGGTGGGCATCGTCTCGGGAATCAAAGGATTAAGGTAAAAATTTATTACCGATTGTTTGCTATTTACCGTGTCGGCAAATCTTATCGGAGCTGGGCGCGCGTTAAAACATCTTTGCGCTTCCTTCCATTGTTCATTGGTTAATCCGTCTGTTAATTCGTTATTTTTCATCTTGCTTTGTTTTGTTTAGTTCTTTTAAAATACCACATGCAAGAAAAATGCATATTTCAATAAGAAATGATTTTATTTTTTCAATCATTTGTCTTTGTTTTGTTTAGTTCCTCAATTAAAGCACCTGCAGATTTTACAGCATCTATTACTTTGCTTATAATTAATGCACTGTCATTTGCTAACAACCCTTGCAATGCCATTGCAGCAAAGTACTCGCGCTTTGTAAGACCCTCAGATGTGTAATTATCCATATAAAGAATCCTATTTATCGATTCATTTGCTTTTGTTTCTTTATTTTCCATGTTTCATATAATTTTTTGCCATAAGCGCAAGGAAGAAAGCGTCTATTTCGTCTTGACTTATTTTGGCTGGTTTAAAATCTGGTTCAAATTTCAGTCGCTCACTTGCGACAACTCGCATAAAGACGTCTTTATTAAACTTTTTACCCTTTGCTTCAGGGCTAATATTATAGGCTTCAATGTCATGTTCCTTTATCCATTCATAAGCAATCCTGGAAGCGGCTTGATTCATGCCAACGTTGCGGGACATTCGAGAAAGGATCGCGCGGTTGATTGAATTATTAAAGGTCACATTCTGGAGGCTTGAATCTTCAACCAAAACAACAGGACTTTCGTATGTCACCCAGGTTATAACGTCACCGATAAAATCGACAAACCTTTTATACCTTTTGAAAATCATGGTGCGGTCTGCGATAATGCAAACCGCCATTCCCTTTATTCTTAACGCTGGGTCAACGCCTATCAGTGTCCTCAAAGTGTTATTGTTTTAAATGAAGATACAAAGTTTTTTGCCGTTGTTCCCGTGGTTTCATTGTTTTCTTTTGCCTCAACCTTTACGCGTGGTTTCCTTTTGCGCTTTGGCTTTGGCTCAGGTGCATTGATACCATAAGCCTCCACGCCCTTGTCAACAAAGTTGATTTCAAGTAAATAACCGAAAACAACGATGGTGCCGACAAATAAAAACATGGTGATAAATTCGCCGCCTTCGTACTTTTCCTGCAAGCCAAAGAAGATTTCAACCAATGCCACAAGGGTTGCACCCAGGGCAATCTTCGGCGGATAAGTACTCCTTCCTTTGGTTGGATTCAAGAAATCCATGAAAACCACGGCGAAGCGTCCGAGTTGCAAAATACTGGCGGCAATGATCGCAAGCCAAAAGTCAATAGGGAGAAAAATGGCGGTTAAGTAGGCATTGATGCCATACGTTAGAATAATGGTTAAAAGCATGATGGTTGGAATGTTATCCGAAATATTTTCGAATGTCCATTTAAATTGTGTGTTTGTGAAATTCTTTTCCATTTGATTTTGTTTTTGTTGTGTGTAAAAAAAAGGGGCAGCTGGGGGCGCTGCCCTGTGAAACAATTATTAAGCGTAAACAATTTCTTCGGTGAAAAATTTGCCGTCAACATATTTTAAGCGGCGTGTTGGTAGCTCGTTTTTGTCTGCTTTTTTTGTGGCAGATGGGCGGTAATTAGTTTTTTCAAGCGCATAAGCAATTACCCAAAGTTGCTTGTCAGTAAATGTTGACTGGCTTGTTAAGATGTTTAGAGCCAATGAACCCTCAGGAAGGTAAGATTTAATTTCGCTTATCTTCGTTGCAATCGCGTCTAATCTTGCCTCGCTAACATAAGAGCCAACTGAGCTTACATGATTTTTTGTTGGGTTAATAAAATTGATAGAATTGAACACTTCTTTTGCGCTTACTGGTGCAGTTGTTACTTCTTCCTGTACGTCAACTATCGGAAGATATGATGCCTCCTCGATTCTTTTACCTTTGTAGCCTTTGTATATTGTGTGCTTTAACATCCAGTAAATGCCGTCTTTTATGATAACCATCGAAGCGTCTTGTAATTCTATGCCATTTTCTGCAAAGAATTTGTTGGCGGTTTTTTTGAAAATAACTGGCTGGTCATTCTTTACAGCCATGTAAGATTTTAAAGATGTTCTAAGTTCTGATTTTGGAGCTAAAATGTTAATTGAGATCATGACGTTTGTTTTTGTTGTGTGAAATATCGTTTCGTTCTTTCGATATGTAAATATACAAAGTAATATTTAAACAAAAAAATATTTACAAAAATAAATGCAAAATAATTTAAAATTCATCTCTTTTCCCTTTCAACGGGTAATGATTCTTTTTCAACTCCCAGAACTCAGCCATTAATGAGGCGCGAAACTTGTAATCGGTGTCCGTGTGATACCCGCTTTTGTAAACACATTTACAAATGCTTTCATACAACTTTATCCCTTTCAACTTGTAATTTGCCTTTTTACATTCCGCGTATCTGCCAGAGTTCAAAACGCCTGCCCAAAGCTTCATGCCTTCTTCCGTGGTGCTTGCACTCATGAACTTGGCGCGAATGTACTTGTCGCGTCCGCGAATGACCTCCCGTGTTTTGTACGTCACCGACTTTTGATTTTTCAAAGCCTTTACGCCTCCAGCGTTCGCGTGTTTACGCCAAAGTTCGGTTTCAACGCCTGAAGTGGTTGCCTCAATGATGAAAAAGGAATAGATCATGGACACTGGGAAGTCGGTCAAGTGATGAACATTCATAAGCATGGCTTCGTAGGAATACGCCAGCCATATACGACGCATTTTAAATAAGTCGATTTTATCAAGGTTTCGGAAACCTTTGCCTTCAAGGTTTTTTCTTAATTCGTGAATATTCATTTTCCTTATTTCCCAGCCGTATGACCTTGAGCCATACGCCTTTTCATTGACCTCGCTTTTTTCTTCCTTTGCTGGGAATGTAAGCGTTGTAATTTTGTGAACATACACCGTGTCGCGTTCAACGACTGGCACGAATGAGGTGTAATGGTATTGGGTGTTGATTGGGGAATAAATTAACCCAACAACGAAGGCAACGCCAACGCCAGCGGCTACCTGATATGGCATCCGCTTATTTTGTGGGACGTAGGTTTCAATGATTGGCTCTTTCATAAAAATGTCTTTTTAATTATTTTTTCTCCAACAATAAATTTATCGTCTGCAACTTCAGGATTAACGTCGTAAGTAAATTCAACCCATCTGTAACCAACAATTTTTAATTTATTGTTGCCTTTTCCGTCTAATCGCATACCAGCAATAATTGGAAACTTTTGTACTTCTTTTTGAAAATTGTTATATAATTTCATGATTAAAGAATTACTGGTTCTGCGTAAAAATATCCACCGTCGTATTCAATGCTTTCGCTGCCTGGCTCAGCAATTACGTTTCCGTCACAGTCGCGAACAAGTCCACCGTAAACAAATTCGTCTTCAGGAAAATAATCCTCGTTGCGCATTTGTTCGTAAAATTTTTCAACGGCTTCGCGCTTTGTAAAGGCTTCGATTTCATAGTTTAGGTCTTGGTATCTTTTGGCATTGCCAAAGTACATAACTGCAAAAATTGTTGTTTCCATTTGTTTTGTTTTTAATGGTAAATAATAAAGAGGGAGTTTACACCCCCCTCTTGTTTTTTTTTATTTTTAGTTTTCATCCATAAATTGATGAAAAAGATTTTCAAATTCGTTCCATCCTGCCATTGTCATATATTCTATTTTATATTCTTTTTCGCTTATTTTTATAACTCTTGCTTCGCAAAAAATTGAACCATCTTGATTTATCATAAAAATACCAGTTAATCCATCTATTCTTGATGCCGATGGTTTATACCATCCTGAATTTGTACTATCTAAATTTATTCCTGTTAAACAAGCGTCCAAATTTGTGTGAATAGTTGTTCCAGTCCATTTAGTCTCAGCTATTTTTTTAAGTGCTTTTACTTTTGCGTTGTTTTCTGTTGTTTTTGCTAAAGTTGTCATTTGGTTTGTTTTTGTTTTTTTTCAATACGTAAATTTAATATTATTTATTTGAATAAAAAAATATTTACAATAATAAAATAAAAAAAATGTCCGCATCGAAGGACACGGACCCAAAAGAACACTTTAACAACTTACTACTTCACATTTATTTCCTGTATTCGCCAAACTTTGCAATGCTTATCTCAAAGTTTTTAACTTCAATTTTTAATTCCTTGAATTGCTCAAGCGCCTTTTCCACGCTTTCGGCTTCAATGATCATTCTTTTGTCATTGTATTTAATTTCAAATTTGCTCATTAATACCAATTTTTTAAAGTGTGAATAATAAAATAAATTGCGAAAGCCAAAGTAACAATGCCTCCAGCGGCAACGAAGACGTTGGCGGCATCTTTGATTAATTTTTGTTTTTCCCTTTCAGTCATCATGATTTTTCTTTTCTTTTTGTTTTAAACGATATTCTTTTTGATAGGCTCTTATCTTTTCAATATTATTAAGATAATACCTTTTGTCTTTATTAAAAAAAAGTTCAGGTTTTTTTACTTTATTTTCATCATATCTTTTTTTCTTGTTTTCCAAATTTTTTAAACGCCTTATTTCCTTTTGGTAGGGTGTCATATTTTGATAATATGACTTCATGTATTCCGATTTATAAAGTTTTTTTTCCTCGTCACTCATATTTACTTTTTAATTTTCGTTCTCGATAGGCTTTTGCTTTTATTTTCAATGCCTCAATGTTCGCATAATAATAGGCAAGGCTTTTGTCTTTTCTTATTTGCCTTTCTTCGTCCGTCAACTTCCAGTATTTGTCCTTATTCCTCAGCCGTGTCGCCTCCTTTCGTTTGTCCTTTTGGAAGGCTGGCATATTTCGATAATATTCGCGGTCATACGTCCGTTGCTTTTCCCTTTCTTCGTCGGTCATGGCTGCTTATTTAAATAATTCTTTGAGGCGACTGGATCTTTCCCCTGATTTGAATACTTTGCGTCTTGCTTTTTATCATACGAAATATTAGGCATCTCAGAAATATCCTGATAAGTAAGCTGGGCGATTTTCATTCCCGCGTAAATCTTCAGCGGCTGAACCGTCAAAAGTTCCAATGTCCAATGCCCCTTGAATCCAACGTCTCCGAATCCTGCTGTCACATGGACAAATAAACCTAATCTTCCTAATGATGATTTCCCTTGGATAATTGGCACGTGTTTCAAGGTCTCCGTGTATTCCACCGTGGATGCAAGGTAAACAATGCCAGGTTGCAAAATTATTCCTTCGTCAGGAATAATGATTGGCGCAGATGGGTTTTTCTTGCGCACGTCTAACACTCGCTCGGTGTAAAGTACCAGGGTATTTGAAAGAGTTAAATCGTAGGAATTGGTGCCAAGGTTCTCAGGGTTAAAAGGCTCAATAACGATGTTACCTTCGCTAATTTCGTCATTAATTGTCTTGTCGGTTAAAATCATTTTGTTTCGTATTTTTTGCGGTTATCAAAATCTTGTTTAGTAAAATAATATTCGGTCAACATTTGCGCGTTGCATTGCAAGTGCGCGGCGTGAAGGCAACCGTCCTCTGGGTCAATGTCCTCACCGAGACGAATGGCTTCAAGGTGACGCAAGGCGGAGGCAATCACCTCGCTCCACGGCATACCTTTTTCCCAATTTCCTGCGGGGTATTTGTCCAATCCCTTTGTCCAAACTTTGGCACATTCACGGTGAGCCAACGGGGGAATAAGGTCGTATCTGATTTTTTCATCATTGAACCTTAATCCCCTTGTATCTGATTTCATTATTTTTTTCAATTCATTTTCCAAATCATCGGTCATGGCTTCCATTTTAATGGCTGTGTAAAAAACTTTTATAAACCTCGCTTATCTGCTTGCAAGTTTGCTCAATCAAAACAATGGCTTTAAGCAAGTCATCCATTTCAAAGGTATGGTTTAATTCACAACTTTCACCCGTAAAAGATAAGCCGTTTTTCGTTCTCTTTGTTCCCAGCCAGTTGATTTGGCTTTCGGGAATCGTGTCACCATTTACAAACATTGCCAGAGCGTACACTTTCATTTGAAGGCTTGTTTTTAAGGTCTCCATTGTCCACGGTTTGCCTGAGGTTTTAAAGTCAATAACGCGGTTGTTCTCCCTGTCCCATGCGTCGATATAACCAACGACTTGAATATCGTTAATACTCAGGCTTATTGGTTTCTCAGCCTCCAAACCTTTGAAGCCTTGTATTTTGTCAATGTAAAAATCGGGAAAGGTTTCCATGATTATGCCGTTTTTGATAAACGCTTCCGTATCCTCGGCAAATTGTTTGCCAAAGTCCATGTAAATGGATGGTTCCTCAGGAAGGTTTAAAAAGTAACGATTAATGTACTTTTGACGGTCAGAGTACCAAAGATTAATCTGGCTGACTGATATATATTTTTTTGGAAGGAGCATGGTTATTTGTTTTTATTAGGGTTAAAATTTTCAGCACCATCAAACCAACCTTCTTTATAAGCCATATTTATTTTATCTTCATAAAATGCAATTGCTTGGTTCTTAAAATCCATTTTACCTTTCATATAAGCCTTTTCAATTTCCTCGTCATACATTTTCTTTGCCTCATTCAAAGCATCGACAATGGCTTTGTATTCTGATTCGTAAAACTCGGAGGCGTCCAATACCTTATCGTAAAAGTATTCCAACGACGTTTCTTTTTCTTCTTGGTTTTCCATGGTTCTTTTGTTTTGCGGCGCGGTAAAACCCCAGCCATGTTTCAGGCTGGGGAAAAAACGTACCAAATTGATTAAAAATATTTTCCGATTTGAATAAAGATCGTGGCGGCGGCTGGTTGCGCCTGGGCAGGCTCCAGCCCCGAGGCTTGCAACTGGTGAAATATGTCAGCATAAACCGAAGTCATTAACGTCGCCTTTTCCGTGATTTCCTCAGGTGTCATTTTACCGTTGCTTTTAGGGGGTACATTTGCCGCCTGCTGCACGTTTGCGCCTTCGGTGGGTGTTTGTACCTTTTCAGGTATTTCGTTCGCTGTAAGCATATCGAATGCGACTTTATAACTTTTGCCGTCGTGGATAATGGTGACGGCGTCGTCTTTCTTCAATGCCATTAACTTTGTATCGTCTGCTTTTCCGTAAACGCGCGCCTCAGTGCCGTTGTCCAATGTAATGACGGCGTTAATGGATGGTCCGTATTGACCTTCGAACACTTTGCCCGCCGTGTATTTAACCTTGCCTTTTAGAATATTCATGACCCATATTAATTTGAAAATTTTGAGAATCGTACCACATTTGTTTTTTGTGGTCACTTATTGCCTTCCAGTCTATTTCCTGATCGTATTTTATTTTCTTACCCGTCCAAAAGTATTTTTCTATTTCACCCACTCCGCGTTCCCTCCACCATTTTTTCAGGTGAAGGGGTTCAACGATATGCGAAGGGCAAATACTCAATGAGGCATTGAGCGCGAAGTCTTGTATATTAATCATCTTGCTGCGGTTATTTGTTGGCATTTAATAATAGCGATTTTGCAACGAGCAATTATTTCAATTCTTAACTTATTTATACCAGTATCCAATGCTTTTTCTTCTTTACTTTCCATGTTTTGTAATATTGTTTTAATCATGTCAAGATAATGGTCATGATTGGACTCCTTATGAAATATTACATAAGCCTCAATTATACGCTGGGCGTAAATCCAAAAGTCTAACACCGTTAAAAAGTCGGCGCGCGCCTCATTCCTTAATCTTTCGTTTTCGCCTTCAAGATACTTGATTCTCAACTCGTAATAACGGGTAAGCGCGTTGTCGGTTAATGTGGTTTTTAAAGCTTCCATTTTTTGGTTTGTTTTTAAAGTGATTGATTTGTTAAAATTGTCCAGTCCATTTCATTCTCAGCTACAAGGGGCATGAGATTGTAACGGGTGATTTTTGGATATAATTCAAGGTCAATGTCCGCTGGCTCAAATGTCCAGCCGTGTATCTCCATGTTATCCTCAGGCGAATGCGGTGACGTTTGCCCGTACAAGCCGAAGCCGTGGGAAAAAGTCACGTGTACAAAGTGACCTTTCTTTTTATCGATGGTACATTTGCATGTGTATTTTGTAATATTCATTTTGGTAAGTTTTTAAAGGTGGAAAAATGGAGTGGTTAGCTCCATGATTCTTGAACCTTTTTAATGTCCTGGTCTAATTTGTTTAGATACTCATTTGCCATTCTTGCAACTATTGGCATTTTATTTGCCTCCCATTCTTCGTCGGTGCAACCCTGAGATTTTACCGCGTGGTAAACAGTTTTTACAAATGCTGCATCGGCTACTAATTCGTGAACCTTGTCAAAGTGGTTTTTTAATTCATTCATTGTCATCATGATAATTGGCTTTTGTTATTTTCAATACGTAAATTTAAATATAATTATTTGAATAAAAAAATATTTACAAAAATAAATTAAAAAAAAGTGAGGCATAATTTCTATGCCCCACCAAAACAAAACCAAATTATGAAACTTATCTTAGCAACACCTTGCGCCAGACGGCTAACTTGTAAGCAAGTGCGCGGGCACGGGGCATATTTCCTTCTTCAATTTTCCTCATGTGGTTCTTGCGATCAATTAAATTATCTGAATCGGGCTTTTCCTGCTTTGCCATTTCCTGAGCCTCAAGCCACAAGGCTTCCTTTTCCCCTTCCTTCCATTCATTGATATAACCACGCTTAACGCATTCGTCGTACCAAAATACGGGTATTTCTTCCAATGGCTTTTGAAAGTTTTTCAACTTGTTATCAAAGTCCTTATCGTATTCCTCAGCCACTTTACCCAGGCGTTTAATGCGATCTTCTTCTTCTTTCTTCGCCTGAATGTCGGAATCCATGGCAAAGTATATCTTTTGCCTCCATGTTATATAAGCCGTTAATATTCGACCAATGGCATGAAGGTCAACTTTGCCGTATAATTTGTGGTCATTAATATCAAGTTCTTGTTTTGCAAACTTTTCAAATGCCAATTTAATTTCATCGACGGCAAGTAACTTGTAATTTGAAATAAAGTCGGTGACTTCCATTAAGTGCTCTGGCTTTGGCTCAATGCCATACACGGGGAGAAGTTGGCTTAATGTTTGGGCAATCTTCGGGATGGCTTCCTTTGTACCTGTTTTAAAAATCCTTAATTCGCGGTTCTGGATAACAAGCTGCACGTCTTGTATTTTTTCTTCGACGCGGTTGGCAATCATTGGTAAATTGTTCATAATTGGTTGTTTTTATTAATCTTGAAACTTTGCCATTCTTTCGGCAAGCAATTCTTGTAATTTATCATTATACGCCTTGTCCTTTGCCGCTGGGCTTGTCGTTTGATACGCGGTAAATATCTTTGAGGCTTGTCCGTAAATGTTTGCAATGGTGAAATTTGCCCTCAGCCATTTGTCATTCAGGTTCCATGCCGCTTGAATAAACACCTTCAACGCCTCAAGGCTATCGCCCTGTCTGTCTATTTTGTCAATGTATTGCATAAGAAATTTCATTTGACCCGCGTCTTTGGGCATCATGATGTAATGTCCATTCTGGTCAGTCGGATACGCGGCGCCAGATAAGTTTTCGAAGGTTTGGCAAAACACG